CCCTTAAGACTGCAAATGTGATCGGTGTGGGTCAAACCCCGTTGGCACAGGATACGAATGACTGTTTCAATCAGTTAAACATGATGATGGCGCAATGGCAACGCAGGCGCTACATGGTTTACAACCTCGTAACCGTTGGTTTGCAAGCGACAGGCGCATTAACCTATTCAGTCGGAACAGGCGGTGATTTCAATATCACAAGACCGGTAAAGCTCGAAAGCGCTTTTTTCCGCATGAACAAAAACACTCCGCTTCCTGTGGATTACCCTTTGGAAGTGTTGAGAGCTCAGGAAGATTACAACCGAATCTCCATTAAAAATTTAAATGCTTTCCCTCAGTATGCCTACTACAACACAGGCTTTCCTTTGGGAGAGCTTTATATTTGGCCAGTACCAAATAATCAATATGAGATCTTTATTTCGGTCATGGTGCAATTGGAAGCATTCCAAACCATTAATGATCAGATCGTATTGCCTCCTGAATATTTAGATGCTTTGCATTGGAATCTTGCTAGACGTATTTGCGTCATGTATGGATTACCAATCACCCCTGAATTGACTGGATATGCTGAAGCCTCAATGCGAGCCATCGAAGAAGTCAACTCTCAGATTCCTTTATTGCATATGCCTGTTGCCTTGCGTGGCAAGTCAGGCGCATACAATATTTATGGTGACTTCTACGTTGGGAGCGCAGGCTAATGGCTAAAGCTGCTTTAGTCACAGGCGCATACCAAACCAAGAGCGTCATTGCTGGTGCGCAGCGTTGCATCAATCTTTTTCTTGAAAAAAACCCCGATGCTGCGGTTTTCCCATTTACTCACTATCCAACCCCAGGGCTTACTACTTTAGCGACTGCTAGCGCTAATGGATGGCGCGGATTGTTTGCTGCAAGCAATGGCACTCTTTATGGAGTTTGCAATCAAAACGTGTATGCCATAAGCTCAACATGGCAATTAACTTTATTAGGCACAATTGGAAACGCAACCACCCCTGTTTCAATGGTTGATAACGGGGTTTATTTGTTTATTGTTGATGGATCTACTGGTGGATGGACTGTTGAATTAGATAACAATACTTTTGCTCCAGTCAATAATTCATCGACAGGCGATCAAGGTGGCTTTTATGGATCTAATCAAGTCAATTTTGTTGATGGATATTTAGTATTTAACCGTCCAGGCACTAATCAATGGTATATCTCGCTTGACAATCAAATTGTTATTGATCCTGTTGACTATGCATCAAAAGACGGATTTTCTGATCTTTTAGTTGGAATTGGTATTGCTCGCAGATATATTTATCTTTTTGGTGAAGTAACTACGGAGGTTTGGTTTAATGCAGGAAATACTACATTCCCTTTTGAACGTTTACCTGGATCATTTATTCAGTATGGTTGCGCTGCAACAAATTCAATTGCTCAAATGGATGGAGAGCTTTACTGGGTTGCAAAATCTCCACAAGGAACGGCAACCATCTGCAAAACAAACAACTTCAATGCTCAACAAATAAGCACGTTTGCAATTGATCAAGAGCTTCAAACCTATCCAACTATTTCGGATGCCATTGGATATACATATCAATTAAATGGCCATTATTTCTATGTGGTAACTTTCCCAACTGCAAATAAAACATGGGTATTTGACCTTTCAAATGCGCAATGGAATGAATGGCTTTGGACTGATACAAATGGACAACTTAACCGTCATCGTAGTAATTGCTTTGCTTTCGCTTACAACACTCTTGTTGTCGGTGATTGGCAAAATGGAAAACTTTATGCCTTAGATCAGAATAATTATTCTGATTTTGGTGGCCCAATCGTTCGGACTCGAGGTTTTTACCATTCCGAGGATGATAATTCGGATCGAGTTAGATACAAATCTTTTATTGCAGAAATGGAATCAGGAAATGGCAACAATAATGAGCCTGTAACTGTATTTCTTGAATGGTCAGATGATCGCGGTAAATCCTTTGGAAATCCTATTGGTCAAACTATGGGTGTAGAAGGCGCTTATTTGACATCTATTCAATGGATGAGGCTTGGCATGGCTCGAGATAGGGTATTTCAGCTTTCTTGGTCTGATCCTGTTAAAACTGCCCTTTCAGGGGCTTTTATTGATGCTGCTCCAAATCATCGATGAGCAATTTATCAACCAATACCCCCTATTTATCAGTACCTTTCCTAGATCAAAATGGGCAAGTAAGCCAGCCTTGGCTTATGTTTTTGATTCAGCTTTATCAGCGTACCGGTGGCAATGACACTCCTCAATTAAATTTGACACAAGTTCAAGCTCAGCAGGCTTATGACAATACGTTAAATTTTTCAACTGACATCACAAATCTGCAAAGACAATTAAGCGAAATGCAGGATTATGTGTTTTCGCAAAATATTAACTTGGCATTGACCAATGGAAGCTCTATCCTATCGGGTAATGGGGCTGGAGGTTTTAGCAACGTCACTATTGGCGCAAATTTGTCATTTATTGATGGCACTTTATCTGCAACGGGTGGCGGTGGCACTTCCCCAGCTAGCTATGCTTTTGCTGCAGCTCATGGATAATTTATGATAAGACTTGACACAATAAACCGATCGCTTCAGTTATTTCTTGGTGCTGCCAAGACAACAAATAACCTTCAGATCGTTGTTTCTTATTCAGATCAAACTGCTAGCTCTTATTTAGGAGCTACTCAGTTATCTAATTCAAATGGAACAACTCCGGTCACGATTTGTAGCGCTCCTGCAGCATCTACAATCCGCGACATCGACATGATCACCGTTTTAAACACGGATACGGTTTATCAAGTTGTCACAATTCAATATTTAGATACTGCAACAACATACAAAATCCTTGATATTCAATTGAATGTCGGTGACAAGCTCACCTGGACGCATGGTAGCGCTTGGCAAGTTGTTGATAATTCAGGAAACGTCAAATATACCGTTTTAAATACTAGCGGTGTTAATAGCTTTAATGGAAGAACAGGCTCGGTCACTTTGACTAGCTCCGATGTTGATACTGCATTAGGGTTTACCCCAGCACCTCAAACAAGCGGATCATCTTTGCTTTATGGCAATGGATCAGGCGGTTTTTCAAATGCAACTATTGGAAGCGGTCTTTTATTTAGTGGAGGCACTTTAAGCGCAACCAATAGCGGAACAGTCACAAGCGTTGGATTGGCATTGCCTTCAATATTTAGCGTTTCAGGATCTCCAGTCACAGGATCGGGAACATTAACTGCAACCCTTAATTCTGAAACTGCAAATACATTTTTTGCTGCTCCAAATGGTAGCGCAGGAACTCCAACATTCAGAGCGTTAGTGGTTGCTGATGTACCTACGCTTAATCAAAACACAACCGGTACAGCATCCAATATAACTGCTACAAGCAATTCAACATTGACAACATTAAGCGCTTTGTCTTTGCCATATTCTCAATTATCGGGAACTGTACCAACTTGGAATCAAAACACAACTGGAACTGCTGCATCCGTAACTAGCGCAACTCAATCGGCAATTACCTCAATTCCTAACCTTGCAACTGTCGGAACAATCACGACAGGGGTTTGGAATGGCACTCCAGTCGCAAATTCTTACCTTGCTAATAGCTCCATCACTATTAATGGCAATGCGGTCAGCCTGGGCGGTTCTACGACAGTTACTGCAGTCAATCCTTATGCTTTAACAATAGGAACTGGGCTTTCAGGCACTTCATACAATGGCGCGAGCGCAGTCACAATTGCCTTGGCTAATAGCGGAGTAACTGCTGGCACTTATGGATCTGCATCGGTTATCCCTGTAATCACAGTCAATGCTCAAGGTCAAATCACTTCGATTAGCACTCAGGCAACTAATGCTCCAAGCTATCAAGGCACTTGGAATGCATCGACAAATACTCCTACTTTGACTTCAAGCGTTGGTACTCAGGGTTATTACTACATTGTTTCGGTGGCCGGCACAACCAATCTTGATGGCAATGCATTATGGTCTGTCGGTGATTGGGCTATTTTTGGCAATGGAAAATGGGAAAGAATCGCTGGATCAACAAGTGAGTCATTTACAAGCCTAACCACAACCAATTTGGCAGTTACAGGCTTAACTGGCTATATGTATGCCAATGGCAGTGGAAATGTAACTGCTGCCACAACTATTCCTACAAGCGCTTTAAGTGGCACGATTAGCAATGCCCAGCTTGCAAATAGTTCAGTAACTATTGGATCAAGCTCTTTATCATTAGGTGGCACATTAAGCACTTTAGCTGGTGTTTCAATTAGTGGATCAACCAGTACATTGTCAAACATTGGCAATAGCTCATTAACTAATTCTTCTATAACAATTAATGGCAATTTAGTTTCATTGGGTGGATCTACAACTGTTAGCGCAAGCACAACCAATGCATTAACCATTAACAATAGCGGATCAGGCGCTGCTTCAGGATCTACGTTTAATGGTGGATCTGCATTAACTATTTCTTATAACACCGTTGGCGCTTCACCATTGGCAGGCTCAACTAGTTTGACCACCTTAGGAACTATTACGACCGGTGTTTGGAATGGATCAACAATTCCTGTTGCTTATGGTGGTACTGGTGTAACTACTGCAACAGGATCAGGCGGTGGCGCTTCGGTTGTTTTAAGTCAGCAACCAGCAATCAATTCTCCAGTAATTACTGCTTATTCAACCTCAACAGTACCATTAAAAATATATGGTTTAAGTGGTCAATTTACTGAATTGTTTGATGTTTACACTTATAACGGTGGAACTTTAGCATTTCAAATAAATTCAAGCGGAGCAATTGCAACTGGTACATGGAATGCATCTGTTATTAGTGCTTTATATGGCGGTACTGGAGTTGCAGGCACTCTTACTGGTGTTTTATATGGAAATGGCACAAGTGCGCATACTGTAGCAACTACTGCACAATTATTAAGCAGTATTGGAACATTGCCAACAGTTAATGGTGGTACAGGACTTACATCATTTACGGCTAATGGCATTATTTATGCTTCTTCTACAAGTGCTTTATCTACTGGTTCTGCTTTAACTTTTGATGGTACAAATTTTGCTACAACAGGAAAAACAAGCGCAGCAGCTTTTACAGTAACGTCTAATACAAATCCTGTAAATGGCATAAATTTATATGGCACTAATAATTTAGGACTATATACAAACAGTACAGTTTCTGTTTTTATTAATTCTGCGCAACAAATAGGTATATTGAATCAAGCACCACAAGTTGCTTTAGATGTTGGCCCAGCAACTACAAGTGGTTTAGCCACTTATGGTGGTTTAATAAGAATTACTGGATATAACACAGCGGCAACGGCAGCTCAAGGATTAGAGTTTCAAGGACGTGGTGATGGTGCTGGTTATGGAAACAGAATATCTCATAGGTCAAATAATGGTGACTTAGTATTTGAAGCTCGCTCTAACTCTGCTACTTGGTCTGAAATAGCTAGAATGTTTGCTTCTGGCGGTGTTTCGATTGGTAACACTACAGACCCAGGATCAGGAAATTTAAGCGTTACTGGAACAGTAAAAACTCAAGGATATACAGTAGCAGGATTACCAGCAGCAGGAACTGTAGGAAGAAGAGCTTATGTTACTAACGCATTAGCTCCTGTATTTGGTTCTGCAGTAGCTGGAGGCGGATCTGTTGTAATTCCTGTGTTTGATAACGGAACAACTTGGATAGTAGGATAAAGGAAAACTTATGACAATATCATATATTCAGCTTTTTGAACCCATAACTTTAACCACTTCGGTTCAAACAATTTATACAGTTCCAAATACACCAACAACCAATTTGTTGCGTGGTGGAAGGATCAGATTTGCCAATTCAAATGGATCAGCAGTTCAAATTTCTGCTTATGCAGTTCCAGCAGGATCAACAACTGAAGCTCCTGGGAATGTGTTTGCTCCTAATTTGAGCGTTCCTTCAAATGGATTTATTGATGTTGATGTGCCTTTACTTGGCCCAGGCGATAGCATACAAGCATTAGCTAGTTCAGGCTCTGCAATTACTGTGAGTGCAATAAATGGCGCATTATTTAGCTAATTTTGTTACTTCGGTCATGCGTGATGATCGAGTATGGAATGCAGTACGAATTGATGGAATATCAAAAGAACAACTTGGATATAGAGAAAACGAGATTTATTTTGCCAATGAACATGGATTTGTTATGTTTAGAGATTTAACTCCAACTACTAAAGAAGTGCATATTGCCATGCTTAAAGGGGCAAAAAATGTCGATTCTTTTTTTCAAGAATGCCTTGAAAAGATGAGAAAACGAGGCGCAACTAAATTTGTAGGAACTATTGGCGAATGGAACAAACCTGCTTTAAAATTGGCGAAAAGATGCGGTTTTTGCGAAGAAGGCAGGATTTCTAATGCATTTTTGCGTGATGGCCAATATCATGCAATGGTGATGATGGGGAGTAAATAATGAGTTTTATTACGAATGCAATCGGAGATATTTTAGGAACAAACCAGCAAGCGAGCGCTGCTCAATCTGCAGCTAATACGCAAGCAAATGCTCAACTTCAAGCGCAACAACTTCTTCAGCAAAATCTTGCGCCATATTCGTCAATTGGTACTGCAGTTTTACCTCAATTATTAAGCTCTTTGGGTTATAACGGTACTTATGGTGCAAATGGCAATTTGACTGGTATTTCAGGTCAAGGATTTCAATTTAATCCAAGCAATTTGGCTTCTACCCCTGGCTATCAATTTACCCTTCAGCAAGGGCTTAAAGGTATAAATAATCAGGCTTCAGCAACTGGTTTAAATCAATCAGGCGCGCAACAAAAAGGCATCGCCAACTACACAACTGGTTTGGCTCAAAATACTTACAATCAGCAATATGCTAATGCTTTAAGCACTTATATGACTAACGCTGGTCAATTAGGAAGCCTGCTTAATCTTGGTCAAAACGCTGCTGCCGGTGTTGGTCAAGGGGCTTATAACTCCACGACTGCTGCTGGAAACGCTATTGCTCAAGGTCAAATTGCTGCTGGTCAATCAGGCACAAATGCTATTCAAGGAGCTTTAGGTCTTGGCCTTGGTGGTGCAGGCATTTATTCATTATTGGCTGGAAGTGGAGGCGCTGCTGCTGCTGGTGGCGCTGCTGCAAGCGCATCTTCATTAATTCCGACTGCATTATCCATTCTTGGATCTGATTCAAGAATCAAACAAAACATTAAATTTGTTGGAGTTAATGAAAAGGGCATTCGTATCTATGAATATGAATATAAGCCTAAATTTCACAAAAAATGGGGCATTGGCAAATTTATTGGCGCAATGGCTCAAGAAGTTGAAAAAATCATGCCTGAAGCGGTTTTATCCGATTCCGATGGTTATAAATTAATCAATTACGCTTTGTTAGGGTAAGGAATCAATATGCCATTAAATTTACAAACGATTGATCCAAGCATCATTCCTACAAAACAAAATTTGCCTGATTTTGGCGCAATTCCTGCTGAAATTAGCCAAATAATGAACATTCAGAAAAATAAAGTAGGAATTGCACAAGCGCAACAACAAATGGCTGCTAATCAAGCAGTTTCACAAGCAATTCAGCAAAATACCGATCAAAACGGGAATGTCAATATTCCGCAAATCATGCAGGCTTTATCGCAAGATCCTAATGCTGCATACAATCTTCCGCAGATTGGTACGCAACTTCAGCAAATGGAAGGCGCAAAATATACGGCTTTAAATGCCAAAATTGACAATGCGCGCAAAGAAAATGACTACTGGAATGCTCGCCTTGGTGGTTTAATGCAAAAAGGCGACAAAGTCACCAAAGATGACATCCTAAATGAGATGGCTCATGCCATGACGCGCGGTGTTTTATCTCCAACGGCTGCTCAGCAAGAAGTCCAAAGCATTCCTGAAGATCCAAAACAATACGGGGCTTATGTCAGACAACATTATTTGGCCACTCAAGACAATGCTCGTCAAATTGAATTATTGACTCCAAGTCAAGAAATTATTGATCCTTCAACTGGCGCTAAGCGTTTAGTCAGCAAAGCCGAGCTTTTAGGCATCACAGGCGGTCAAAATCCTATGGGTGGTGCAAATGCTCAAGGTGGCGCACAAAACGCGCCTATGGGCGGTCAAAATAAATCCACAGGCGGTTTCCAAACAACTCTTGGCCCTGGACAACAAGCTGCATTGACAACTGGTGGCACAAACCAAGCAAATGCTGCTCAAAATCTGCATGATGTGGCTGCAGATGTGCCTATTCGCATCAATTATCTTGAGCAAGCTCGCGAGAATTTGGCTAATCCTGGTGTCCAAACTGGCCCAGGCACAGATTGGCGCAATCAAATGAAATCGTTTATGAATTCACTTGCTCCTGACGTTGTTGAAAAAGTCGCTGGAAAAGACTTCAAGGGCGAAATCAAAGATTATGACGAGTTCAAGAAGATTATGACAAACTATGCGTCTTTGGCTTCCGCAGGCCTTGGAACTGGCACAGATGCTCGTTTAAATGCTGCTTTGACTGGTAACGCTAATCCATCGATCTCCAAATTAGCAAACGAGGATATTCTTACCAAAAACATCGCAATCGAGAAAATGCGCCAAGCTCAAGATTATGCTTGGCAGAATTCAGGCACTCCTGCTGACCAATTCAATAAGTGGCAGTCACAATGGAATAAACAAATCAATCCTGATGCATTCGTGTTTTCAGTAATGACTCCTGCGCAACAAAAGAGCTTTATTGAGCGTCAAAATGCTGCCGGTACGTTGCCTAAATTCAAAAAAGATTTAGTTAATATGGTTAAACAAGGTTTCTTAGAAGCACCAGGACAATAATATGGCCGATCAAGATCTTTCTGAAGATTCGATTTTTAGTTCTTTTCTAAAAACTCCCCTTCCTTTGGCGAAAGGAACTGCTCCTGCTGACGCAAAAAGCCCAAGAGTTGCAGCAGACGCAAACAATCCAAGCGGGATATTGCTTGGAAAAGATGAATCAGGCAGACCGATCTATAAATCCTACAAAAAACCCGAGGATGGTGTTTTTGACACTCAGGCTTTAGCAGGCACTTATTTGGCTGGCCAAGGTGCAATGAAGGGTCAAAAGATTACTCCTGAAAGTTTAGTTGGCACTTGGGTCAATGGTGATCCGACAACTGGCGCAAGCGTTCAAGGTGGAAAGTACGTACAAACCCTTAAAAAAGAATTAGAAAGCGCAGGGGTTAAATTAAACGCAGACGGAACAATTCCAAACGTACCCGAAGCAAATGCTGCCTTTACTCGAACCCTTATTACGCATGAAGCTGGCGCTCGCGCAAAAGACTTTTTGCCTCATGTCAGCGCAAACGTAGATCAAGACGTTGAGAATCAATTTAATGCTTTTGTAAAGCAACCAACTGGCGCAACTCCACAGTCATCCGTTACCGTTACTGGTGCAAATAATGAGCCATTGCAACAAGCCAAGGACGTAGTTGGCAATCCATCGGACTTTTTAGCTGCTGCTGGCCATCATATTGCTGCCCCTTTGCATGGTGGCGCAAATCTGCTCGAGCAATTATTGGCATCCGGTGTCAATAAAATCGCACCAAATAGCGATATTGCCAAACTCATTCAAAATACTGCCAATGCTGACGTAGAGGCCACAAAAGCATGGGAAAAGCAATATCAAGCCCAAACCCCAACCAATGCTGCATCGCTTGCTGGCGCAACGATTGGTGAGGTTTTGCCTGCTTTGGCAACTGGTGGCGGTTCAATGATTACTCAAGGTGGCGAACAAGCTGCTAATTTGGCTGCACGTCTAGGATTGCAAGAATTCGGTCAAGGTGCTGCAAAGTTAGGCGGTCAAGCTGCAGGAAGTGCTGGATTATCTGCTCTTTATGGTTTAACTCAGCCAACTTTAGGTGAACAACCATTTTGGCAACAAATCGCTCAAAATGCTCAAACTAATGCGGGTGTTGGTGCTGCTATTCCTTTGGCAGTACCAGCAGCAGGAAAAGTTGGTCAATATTTAGGCAATGTCGCAGGCGCTGCAGTTAATCCATTTACTCAAGGTGGTGCTGAAAAAATCGCTCAAAACATATTAAATCGTGCTGCAGGAAATAAGCCTATAAATGTAATAAGCACAGATGCATATGGAGCAAACAATATAGTTCCTTTATCAAACCCAACTTTAGCTGAACTTGCCAATAATGCTGGATTAAGCACTTTGCAACGCTCAATTCGTGATATTAACCCAACTCCTTTTGTTGAGCGCGAACAAGCAAATGCAGAAGCAAGATTAAATTTCTTTAATAAAGCTGCAGAAAATCCAACAGTTTTAAATGAAGCAATTAATGCTCGAGATAAATCTGCTAATGAACAATTAAGCGAATTATGGGCTAATAAATCAAATGTTAATCCAAAGCCAGTATTAGATAAGATTGATTCAATCTTGAATGGTGCAGGCGGTGAAAGATCATCTGTTAAAACCGTTCTTAATGATGTCAAATCTAAATTAGAAAATCCAAAAAATACAGATCCTGAATATTTATATGAATCTGTCCGCAAACACATTGGTGATTTGCTTGATCCTCGCGCTGCTAAAGAAAATCCTGCTGCTCAACAAGCAAGTAGAGAATTGCTTACAGTTCAAAGTGAGCTTGATAAGGTAATCAATAATGGAGTTCCTGATAAGGGATTTGATAAATATTTAGAAAATTACTCTGCCTCATCAAAAGATATTGATGCAATGAAATTGCTCCAAGGTTTAAAAATTACCGATAATTTTGGCAATATTTCTCTTGGAAAAATTAATAATGCAATTAATGACATCGAGAAGAAGATTGGATCTCTTGGTAAAAACAGAGCTAAATCCTTAGATGCTGATCAATTAAGCACTTTACGTTCTATTCGCGATGACCTTCAAAGACAAGGCAAGGTTGGTCTTGGAAAATCATTGGGATCTAATACCGTTCAAAACTTAGTTACTCAAAATATGCTTGAAACAGTTTTGCCAGGTAAATTGGGAACTTTAGCTTCTCATCTGCCTACTGGATCTTTGTCAGGAGCTGCTGGAGCTACTGTTGGAGGATTATTGGGCGGATATGGTGGCGCTGCTGCTGGTGGTGTAATTGGTGGAAAAGCTGGATCAATTTGGCAATCATTAATGGAACGCAAAAATGATGCGGTCATTAATGCTTTAACAGAGCATTTATTAAATCCAACACAAATGACAATTCAGGCGAAAAAGCCCGTTGTCACTCCGCAATTGATGGAATTGCTCTATCCAAGTATGATTGGAGTAGGCACAAATTCAGTTTCTCAGCGCCAATAAAAAGGCTTTTTTGAAATTGATAATGAAGTTATAGGAACAAGCAACAAATAAGAATGCGCATGGTTTAGGATGCGCTTGGATGAACTGAAAGAGGGTATCAAACATGAGTGGAATTTTACCAAACGGAAAACAACAATTTATTGACTCTAATGGTAATCCCTTAGCTTCAGGCAAGGTTTATTACTATATTCCAAGCACAACAACATTTAAAAACACATATCAAGATCCAGCATTAACCATTTTGAATACAAATCCAATTCAATTGGATGCAAATGGACAATGTATTGCTTATGGAAATGGGTCTTATCGTCAACAAGTTTATGATGTTAATAATAATTTAATTTGGGATCAGGAATCAGACGCTCCTTTATCAATCAGCGATTTAGAAGTTGCTGCTGGAGCAACATACATTGGTTATCAAGAAGGACAATCTAATTCTGTAGTTCGCACAGTAGCTCAAAAACTTCAAGAATCTGTTTCAGTTTTAGATTTTGGCGCAGACCCAACTGGTACTGTTGATTCAGCTACTGCTATCCAATCTGCTATAAATTCAAATAAATCTGTTTATTTTCCAAGTGGAACTTATTTATGTTCTGCTCAAATTACAAAGACAACTGGATTTTTTCATATTTATGGTGATGGCGCAAATATTACAGAAATTCAATTTACATCTTCTGTTGCTGGAAATGCAGGATTTAATTTTACACAACAAAATGACCTTAATTATGCAAAAGTAACTGGCCTTACCCTTTCAACTTCTACAGGATATGTTTCTGGCAAAACAGCTTTATATATTAATGGAAGCCCTCAAGTTACCTCAGGTTCACCAAGAGGAACAACTTTAAATAGGTCTGAAAGAAGAATTTTAATAGATGATGTAGAAATACGAGGAATAAATGATTCTGCTACAACTGGATGGGGTATTGGAATTAGAGTTACCTCTCTTGGTTGGTCTAACATATCTAACTATGCGTTTTTAGGGGATTACTCACAAGGCTCATCGACAGGAAATTGGCAAGGATATGCTATTCAAATTGATGGTGATGGTATGCCTGTTGAAAGCAAGTTTAGCAAATTATCTATTTATTCTGCTTATGCTGGCATCTTTTTACCTGATTATTTTGAAGGTTTGTATGTTACTCAATTTGATATGGTTAACGTGCAGTATGGAATACTTGCACAATACACAGTAGGAGTAAGTTTTTATCCTTCTCAAGCTTTATGCGGTTTATTGCAACCAACTATTACAAATGGACATATTAATTGCCGTATAGCAGCAATTAAAATTGTTAATGTAAGTCAAAGTTTTATATCAGATTTAAATATTTATCTAAACCCACAAAACGCAGATACTAATTTTGTTGGTATTATTTTAGATACAGGCAGCGGAAATACAATTCATAATAATGCTATTTCTAATCAAAACCAATCATTATCAACAAATCTTGCTTGGGGAATTATTTTAAGAGATATAGCTAGAAGTTATGCAACAGAAAACTCTATTTATTATTTTAATGGAGCAGGAATATATTTAAATTCAGGTTCTAGTTTTTCTCAAGCAAACTATATTCTTTCAAATTTAGTTTATACATCAACTAATATAGTCGCTATTGATAATGCTTGTATTTCTAATTTTATTGATTTAAATACTGGAATTTCAATTTCAGGTGTTGATTACACATTAGCAACAGATAATTACATTCCTAAGCGTCAATACAATGATTCTGTTGTATATACATTAACAGGTGGCTCTCCTACTGAAGTAGTTACAATTCCTGTTCCTTCATCTTATTTTAAAAATAAACCAACGTCTGGTTTTTTAATGTCAACTGATTCTTCAGGAGTTATAGGGTGGTTTAACTTTACAACAGGAACTGCAACTGCTGTTCAGTTTACTGTTGCTAATAAAACCAATACAAATTTAACTGCTGGTTTAATTCGTTTTTCTGTGGCTATTTTTGAATAAAAATATTTATACATTAAATTATTAAAAAAACAAATAGTTAAATATTTTGAGGGTTTACAAGTTTTGCATCAAAAATAATAATTTAAAAAGGAAAAATAAGAATGTCTGAATTAGATCCAAAAATACAAAAAGAAGCCATAAAGGAAGCATTGCAAGAATGGCTTGATAGTCAGTTTTCTAAATTTGGCAAATGGACATTAAATGGCCTTCTTTCTGTTGGTTTGGTTGGTCTTGTTTATTTATGGGCTGCTGGTCATGGATGGGTTTCACCAAAAGGTTAATATGGCCGATCAAGATAGCGCAAAAGAAGTCGCTGGCAAATCAATTGGTCAACATGGATTGGCTTACATAACTGCAATTATTGTTATAAGCGTTGCAGCAAGCATTTTTTTAGATGCATCAAAGATTGCTGCAGTTATTGGTATGGCTGGCGGTGCAATCATGGCCATTATTAATATGATGAATGCGGTTTCAGGCACTACTGAAAAAGAAGAAAAGCCCGAATTTGCAGTTATTCAACAACTCATTCAACGCTTAGATCATCTTGCCGATAAAGAACCTCCAATGTCAGTTACTGTTGACGGAGATAAAGTTACAGTAACCAAAGGCTCAGATAGCATTACTACAAAAAAATGATCGAAGAAGCCAATCTTTTAGAGTCATCTGAATCAGAAAAAGTAATTGTTGCCGACAACAATCAAAATTGGCTTAATACAAAATGGCGACCAGCAATGGCTTGGATGTATATGTCAGTTTGCATATTTGATTTTATGATTGCTCCTATATTTTGGTCTTTGGTGCAAGTATTTGGTAAAGGAGTTGTCCAAAACCAATGGAATCCTTTGACGTTACAAGGTGCTGGATTTTTTCATCTTTCAATGGGTGCAATCCTTGGAATTACTGCTTATGGTCGTACTCAAGAAAAAATGCAAGAAATGACGGTGAAATAATGTTTTTATCAACATACATAAAAATTGCCATTTTGCTATGCATATCTTTGGGAAGTGCATATATTACGCATGAAATTGATTATTCATCGATAGAAAAAGCAAAAGCCGAAGCAGTAACTCAAGCACTTAAAAATCAAACCGAGATCATTAACAAACAAGCCCAAGACACTCAGAAAGCCCAAAATGAAAAAGACGCTCTCCAATCTCATTATGAGTTGCTCCTTAATCAGTATCGCGGTATCGGGTTGCACAACCATAACTCCTCCAGCAACCAATCCGCCTCCATTGCAATACCAAAGAAAGGACTCAGATTACTTGAGTCAGATGCAGAATTTCTTATCGGATTTGCTAAATCGTGCGCAACCACAGAAATCGAGCGAAACGAAGTAATTGATAAATATAACGATTTGACGGTGAAATAATGGAATATTCAAAAAATGGCTTACATCTTACAGAGCGTTTTGAAGGTTGCCGACTTAGTGCCTACCCCGATCCTGGAAGTTGGGGTGATCCTTGGACTATTGGCTATGGTCATACTGGCCCTGAAGTTGTTGATGGATTAGTAATTACTCAAGAACAGGCAGAGCAATACCTTGCTCAAGACATTAAACAAGCCGAGGCGAACGTCAATGCGGTAGTTCATGTAGAGTTAACCCAAGAAGAATTTGACGCGCTTGTGGACTTCGCATTCAATTGTGGATGTCGCAATTTAGACTCATCAACTCTTATGAAGAAGCTAAATGCTGGCGATTATGAGGGCGCATCACATGAGTTTATTAAATGGGATATGGCTGCCGGTCATCATATGGCTGGCTTGTTAAAACGCAGAGAAGCAGAGGCTGCAATGTTTATTTCAAAATTGGCATGAGCGACATTTTTGACGATGCAAGCGATTTAGAAGAGCATCATCGATCTGTTGCCCTTGCCAAAGCTAGATTACAAAAGAAAGAACTTAAAATTACTGGTTTTTGCTTAACTTGCAATGAACGCTTAGAAGATTCAAAAAGATTTTGTGATGCTTGGTGTCGAGATGAATATCAGCGCTATGAAAGAATCGCAAAAATTAAAGGCTTGAAATAGCACTTGCCAAGTTATACAAGGTCATCAAATAATCTCTGATTTCTTGATTCTTGCTAAATTCATCGGCATTTTCTTTGATCTGATCCGCAATTTTTAAACTTTCAATCAAATCTTTAAACTCATATTGATCAATTGATTGGTTTTCTAGCATCATCTTGTAAGATTTTGCTTCTTTGTATAAATCACTAATATTCATCTTGGTTTGCTCCCTGTAACTTGCTGAATGCGCTCAGCAGTAGTTTCGATTATGTTTAATTTGGCCTTGCAATATGCTGCGCTGGGGCTTTTGAATGTATAAAGCTGATCAACTATTTTGTAAAGATCATCAACTAGCGCAATCTCTTGATCATTATTTGGCAAATATTGACTGTAATTCTTTAATTCTAAAGCGCTTACATATATGACATAAGTGCTTTGTTTTGAGCAATCTGATACTTGTGCTTCGGTTCTTATTCTATTGACCAAACCATATTCAAGCGGATCATAATTGCCGATCATTAAACTGCATCCTGACAAAAACAAAATAGGAATTAATTTAAACGGATAGCGCTTGTTTTCTCTTGTTTTGCGTCTTTCATCGCGTTTTGGTGGTTTGCTCATTATTATCTCCAGGTGGGAATAAACATTTGGGCATTGCTACATACGAGTATGAAATCAGGAAAAATCCTCGCTTATGCCATCCTGTTGCGCCTGATTAACTATTCCCTTTTCAATTTTATCAAGCTGGCTTTGCAATTGCCTTAATTTTTTTGCTGCTTCCATGATATGCAAATCCATATAAAGTTCTTCAAGTCTATCAGCTAATTTATATGCGTCTGTCATTTTATTGGCCTATTTGCGTGTTTTTAAGATCTTGCTCGCTCTCATGTCGCTTAAGATCGGCAAAGGCATCTCAAGTCTTTTTACTTTATTTGCTGGATGACAACACCATTTTTCACCCATTTTTTTAATTGATTCTTTGGCATTGATGGCATTTTGCTCAACCAAAAGCTCATAAATATCAAAATTAAATCGTCCAGCTTCAATCATTTGCTTTAAAAGGCTGCGGTCATTCTTGGTCATAACTCCATAATCTCCACGTCATGCGCTTTCTTTTTGCCTTTTCTAAGGTCTTGAATGCGCTTTTCTGTTAATCGAAAGCACTTCACCATTACGCGCTCGGGCAAGATGGCCACAAGCTCAGCATAGTCCTCAAAAAGCGCTTGTAGGGCTTTTATTCCTTCGGCATCTAGTCTGATATTGTTTCCATCTTTTTTGCGCTTTCCTGCTCGAACCAAGGCCATTGTTGCGTCATTAAGTAGGTTGTCCTGATCCTGGCAGACTTTCATCTCAAGAATCAGGGTTTCCATCAAATTGACGCAATCAGAGCAGACTTGCCAATCGTACTTAGTCGGTTGAGGATCTAGTTTTAAAGCTGCCAATGCTTGATATAGCAAAGTAAGCTGATAAGTTCTCCTGTCATCGGATATGGAGACAGTCGGACTGGACATAATTTCATCCATCAACGTATAAGTTTCATGGCGAAGTCTTGGCATGATTACTGTACGTTTTGCTCTATTAAACCAGCTTGATCGCCAGGTGCAGGAGATGTCGTTGGTGCGGGTGGCGCTACTGGTGCTTGTGCCATTTGTTGCGCTTGGGCTTGCTGGATCAATTTACCCATTAAGCCGGCCACGTTATTAAATGGCTCTTTTCCTACCAAGCCAACTACAAAATTAAATTCATCATTCTCAAGTACGAGGTTAATCATTTTTCTTTCCTTTCAGGGTTCTAAAAATTACTGCTAATTCATTGGTCAGGGTATGGGCTTGCGCTGCTTCTTTGCTTGCCCCTTTCCAATCTTCTTTTAAGCTGCAAACGTGCATTTTTTTGATTTGCGCGTCTAGCTCAATAAGCACTTCAGAATAATCCCTCATACGGTTCTCCCGATGCAACGATATTCTTTATACATTTCTTGCAAAGTTGCCATAGTATTTATTCCTAATCATTTCAGCTACAAATTTGGCTACGTTAATATCAAAATAAGATCCAAAATGCTTGTTTTTTCCATCTATTCCTAATCTAACCCTCCATTTTCCATTTTCAAAAGTTACGTTTTTTACTCCAGTAGAATTGTTTTTAAACATTCCTCTGTTTTGTTGATTTTGACCATGAGTCGCAATTCTTAAATTTTCAATTCGGTTATCGTTTTTTATGCCATTTATATGATCCAATTGATTTGGCATATATCCATGAAACATCATAAAAATAATACGATGAGCGTAATAAGTTTTTTGATTTAATTTAATTACTAAATAACCTTTTTCGCTTATTGCTCCAGCTTTATTGCCTTTTTTGATTCCTTTTTTCGATATATTCCAATAAAGATTTCCATTCTCATATTTAAAAATTTCATTTAATTCTTTTTGGTTCATCGTATTCTCCTAAAATGGAATTTGATCATCAAGATTTGATTCGGTTGCTGAAGTTTGCTGATTCTGATCAGCATTCTTTTCGCCTGGTTCATTTAAAAATGCCAATAATTTGCCATCTTTAAGCCCTAACAATGGGATTGATTCAAGGCTAAGCATGAGTCCGTGACGTGTCTCAACAATAACCCCAATGGTTTGATAGCGTCTTTTGCTTTTGCCATCGTTGCCTTCGAATTCTGAAACTGCAGCATTGATATAGAATTTAATTGCCATGATTGTCCTTATTTGATTTGAAGATAACTGCCTTGGGTTAATCGAGCGCCTTCAACAATAACCCCATTTTTAAGGTCATCTTTTAAGCGATTTTTGTTTAAAACTGGAGCTGGGGGTTCAGGAATATCAAAGTATTGCGCTGGAATCTCATCGGCATTGATTACTTCAACTGCTGGTGGGCTATTGCGCAAACTAAGCGCAAAGTATGGGCAATCAATCTTAGTAATTCCTGTCCGAGCCATGTTGTCTTTAAGATAATTCCTAATTCGTTCGGCTTTGGCTTCGATGGCTTTTCTGCGCTCTGCCATCTGTTTTTCTGCTGCTTTGATGGATTCTGCGCTTGCCTCTAGGTTGCGAACAAACATAGCCACGTTGGTTGCTTTGACTTCTAAATCACCGGATAGGCTTTCCAAAGTATCAGCAAAGGTTTGCTCGTCCAAATCCATATCTTGCAACTTTTGAATATCTTGCAAATATTGGTCAGCGATTGTATAAAGGGTTAAATCGGTCATTTTGATTCCTTATGCTTGAGTGGCCATCAATTCGCCTTTGCGAATGTCCTTTGCGCTATCAATCTTCTTGATCGCGGAAGTATCATTTTGTGCAAAAGCTAACTTATAAGCGGTTGCGTGATTAATCTTTAAAGCATCGAGCGTGTCGCTATCCATTATTGAAATCACAAAGTCTGAAACTTGATTTTCTGACAATGGGGTTTTTTGAACCGTTGCTGGTTTAGCTTTTGGAGCGACTTCATGGGTATGCAAGTCTGCGTCATTGTCACCCTCGGTCGGAATCGCAAAAGCCTGCAATGCTGCGTATTTGTAGGCTGCTGACATTGCCTTGTTGGTTGCTTTGTCCGATGTGTCCATCGCTTCACCAAAGGTCTTGACGGTGTGTTTTGAGCCATCCTCTGCCGATACGAAATCAAACTCTACTTCAACCGTAACATAGAAAATTGCTCCCCCCGCTTTGGTTTGACGTTCTACGCATTCCCTTGTCAAAACCCTTGGAAGGATACAAAGGCCATGCTCGGCCATTAAAGGGCTGACTGTGTTGAAAACATCGTCAATCCCCCTAAATTTGTAAGATGCGCCTTGTTGGTTGGTTCGGCTTTTGGTGATACCGACTTTTGCTAATTCGGCTTGAACTGCATTAATTGCTTGATAGACTTTCATGGGTTTCCTTAATCGTTAATTTCAAACTCAGCAACTTGCTTGGCTAGTGATTCTTGGTAATCAAAAGAAATGGCCATGATTTTTCTGCCAATTTGCTCATAATCACCGGTATCGATCGCGTCTTGAAGGGATTGCGCGGTATCAACCTCTAATTCACTCAGCGCTTCTGCAATTGCTATAGAAGTTTTTGGGTTGTATTCTTTTTTCATTAATTGCCAGGTGCGTTCCTCGATCTCGTCTGTGCGATCATCGTAGTCTTCAGGCTCGTAGTAGGCATCGTGTCGGCTCATTATCATAATTAAAACCCCCAAGCGAACATCGCGCCCAAGATGATTCCAAGAATGATTACCCCGATCCATTCAAAAATTGCTTTTTTCATCACTTTCTCCTTCATCACTTGTTTAAAAAATTTACTGCATGGGTGTTACTATACACCAATAAAACCACTTAGCAACACTTTTATGTAATTATTTTATAGGTGCTTTCCCTAGTTTATATTCTTAAAATATCATTTTATTGTGGTATAGTTTTGAAAAAGGAGGATTTATGCATCAACTTGAGCTTTTAAAAGCCGAATTCGGCACATTAACGCGACTTGCCAAAATTTTAGGCATTCGTGCAACTGCAATCTACAACTGGGCAGATCGCGGTCATATTCCAATTAAACATTTAGCTAAATTAAGGGAACTTTCGGAAGGCAGATTAACTAAAGAAATTTTGCGACCAGACCTATTCAAAGAGGACTGAAATGAACTTTTACCCGTTTCATATTGGGGATTATGCAGCTCATACTAGGCATCTTAGTTTTATGGAAGATTTGGCTTATCGCAGGCTAATTGATCAATATTACTTAGATGAATGCCCATTAAAAGGCGAGCCATCTTTTATTGCTAGAAGAATTGGAATGTCTGATTTCAGCTCTGACGTGCAATACATTTTGGAAATGTTTTTTGAAAAAATTGACGATTTATGGGTTTCCAAGCGATGTGATGATGAAATTGCCAAGTATCGCGTGAAAGCAGACTCAGCTCGCAACGCAAACAGAATCAAATCAGAAAAGAAATCTGCTCTGAAATCAGAACTGAAATCAGAACCGGATCAGAACGTAACCAATAACCAAGAACCAATAACCAAGAACCATATAAAAACAATACAAGCCCCTGAAGGGGTATCAATTGAAATTTGGAATGATTTTGTTGCTCAAAGAAAAAAAGCGCGCGCAGTTATTTCTGAAAATGTATTGAAATCAATTGCAAAAGAAGCTCAAAAAGCTGGATGGACTTTGGAGCAAGCATTGGCTGAATGCGCTGCTAGGGGTTGGAGAGGATTTAAAGCTGAATGGGTAAAAGTAACAGTACCAGCAGAAAATCGTAATTCAACAGTTTTGAAAGGCTTGACCAGAGGTTTAATTGGAGGAGGAAATGATGTTGGATTACTTGGAGAGTGATTTCACAACTGCCGACAATGGCCTTGATTACATTTTTGGCAAAATGGGCGCAATTTATGGCGGGGCTTTTACAAGACATTGGGATGGAGTTGATTTAAGTCTTGTAAGGGCAACCTGGAAGGAAATGCTGGGGGTTTACGCGACTTACAAACCTACTTTGGACTTTGCCCTTAAATCGATGGATAAATCGTTTGTGCCTTCGGCTATTGCGTTTAGAGATCTATGCAGGCAAGCCGGACGTATTCCAGTTAAACCTGAAAGAACATTGACTCAACAAAAAACACAGGCAGAGATTCAAGCAGGAATAAAAGCAAAAGAAGAAGCTCTTGCAAAATTAAAAGAATTCACCAGGGGATTTGGCCGATGATTTATTACATTTATGATGAGCTGGGCATGATTCGTCAGGTAAAAAGCAAAACTGAAGCGCGTTATTTGGTTTCACTTAGGCCTGAATGGAAAATTGTTGCAAAAAAGATCAATAAACCAGTATTTCAATTTGAAGATGCATTATTTTAAAAATCAGGACAAATCATGGATATCAATAAAACATTAAATGAGCGTCAAAAAACTCATGGAGAATTTGTCAATCATGCAAATATTTCACAAAACTTAAAATTTCAATTAAAACAAAACAGTAATTGGTTGCATCTTCAATTAGATCAAAAAGAAGCGCTCGAGATGATCATGCACAAAGTTGCGCGAATCCTTAATGGAAATCCTGATATTCACGATCATTGGCATGATATTGCTGGATATGCCACTTTGGTTGCTAATCGATTGAAAGAAGATTAATGCAATGCGAATCGTCACGATGTCTTGGTTCATCGGGAATTTTCAATATGTCATGCCTTATTTGTTGTGTGAGATTAGTAAAAAGCGCGAGGCCAAGCCGGAAAAAACAAGAGATCATGCTTGCATCAATAGCAAGGTTCAAGAATGCACCGAGTCGGGATCAAATATTAGCTTTTATGAAAGGGGATGGGAATGAGTGATGTTATGTTTTATGGAATTTTAAATATGCCATATGAAATGGCTATGAATGATAAATTGTCTCGACACCAGTTTTATAAAACCGTCCAACAAGCAATAGAAAGAATTGCAAGGTTGGAAGAAGAAAATCAAAAACTAAAGAAATTTGTAAAACCAATATTGGTTCATGGAGATGAATGCGTTAGTGATTGGGACGGTGGAGAGCTGCAAGACTTAGCGGTCAAGTCAGGGCTTTATATTGAAAAAACCATGACAGAACCTTGTAATTTGGAAAATGAAGAATTTCAACCCTGTCCTTGCAGAGAGTATTGCTATGGCGATGATTCATGGATATGCAATCGAATTGCAAAGTTTTTGCTCAAAGATGAGGAATAAAAAAATGACTTATTTATTTTATTTTTTGGTTTTTTTGTCAATTATTGGTGTGATATATGTTTTTTGGTCTTGTTTAGACTGTGTTGATTATTTAAATCCGTTTGATTAACAAAAATAAAAAATGAATATAACTTCAAAATGCCGATGCGGTGCGGAATTTAGCATCGATTTTTACGATGAAAACAAAATATCATCAAGACAGACATTTGAAATATGGCTTGCACTTCACAAAGAATGTCCATCAAAAATATTTGCAGGGCATATTCCATTTAAGGCTTTACTAAGAAAGGCTAATGAGAAATGAGGCAATTACAAGATCAATATGAAATGACTCAAGTTCAAGTGGCAGAAAAAACTTTTATGAATTACAAGACTGTAGCTACTATTGAAAAGCAAGCAATTGAAAAATTTAAGCAAGAACTTAAAAATCGTGGAATTGAATTACAGGATTTACTATGACAAAAGAACCAATGACATTGCGTGAAATTGCCGAAGCTGAAGGAATAAGCCATCAAGCAGTCGCTGACATTTTGAAGCGTGTTTATCGAAAAGTACGCAAAATCCTTCGTGCAAAAGGTATTTCTCAGACTTCCGACATCGTATGAGCGATAAGCAAACCTTTTTTTTGATTAATCCACAAGTCAAACAAAATGCCATGCAAGCAATAAAAATGGCATCTGAGGACATGATTTGCGAGATTAAAAAGAAAACTCGATCTTTGGAGCAAAATGCAAAAATGTGGGCAATGCTTGCCGAGGTCAGCGATCAAGTCAATTGGTACGGCAATAAACTTACATCCGATGAATGGAAGGATGTCTTTTCTGCATCGCTTAAAAGTCAAAAGGTAGTGCCTGGCATTGATGGCGGTTTTGTAGTTTGTGGGCAGCGCACCAGCAAAATGACAAAATCAGAAATGGCCGAGCTTATTGAGCTTATGATGGCTTTTGGTGCTGAGCGCGGTGTTAAATTTTCGGATATTGCATATGATTAAACTAAGGCTAAAAGAGCGAAACTGCAAATTTTGCAAAGAAAGATTTATGCAAGAGCGCCTTGGTCAATCAGTTTGCGGTGTGGAATGCTCCTTAGAGTTGGCAAAACAGGCCATAGCAAAGCAAAAAGCCAAAGAGCAACGGATTGATCGTGCTGAAACCAAAAAGCGCCTACAAGCCTACAAAACCCTGTCAGATTGGAAGCGTGAAGCCCAAGTCGCGTTTAATGCTTACATTCGTGAAAGAGATAAGGGTAAACCCTGTATTTGTTGCGGATTGGATTTAGGATTTTATGAAGTTGGGGGCGCGTTTGATTGTGGCCATTACCGGTCGGTTGGATCTGCCCCTCATCTTCGATTCCATGAAGATAACGCTCATGGCCAGCGCAAGCAATGCAATCGATGGGGAGCTG